CCTAGACCTGCAATGTTCTCATCAGCGGTGCTCGCCAAGTTACACAGGCCAGCAATCTCCGCCAGAACCGCACCGTCAGCAGCCATCGCCAGAGATTCACCTAACTGAGAGGTGTACTCGGAGCGAACGTCATAGTGGTTCATCGCGTCCTCAATATCGTAAATCAGAACGTCAGCCGTCAGGAGACCATCAATGGTGATTACCTTCTCGGTGTGTTTGATGTCTTTACGTTTATCGTCGAGGTTCTCACCAGGAGCCAGATACGCTGCCTGAGTGCGACCCAGAACAGGGAACTGAGCAGATTTACCACTGGAAATGGAACGGACCATGTGGCGAGAAGTGGTCACAGAGGTACGAGCGAATGCAGTCAGAACTTCGCCACCAAATACCTTCAAGAACAACGCCAGTTTATCGGAACCAGTTGCGCCTTTACCTTGGTTAGTACC